CCTCTCGTACAAGGCACTGCGACATACAATCTCCCGTCTGATACGGTAGACCTGATGGAGCACGTTATCCGCACTAGTCCGGGTAATATCTCTACGCAAGCAGACCTGTCCGTTAGCCGTATCTCCGTATCTACCTACGCTACAATCCCTAACAAGCTCAGCCAAGCTCGTCCGATCCAAATCTACATTGATCGTCTGACCCCCATCCCAACGATCACTCTTTGGCCTGTGCCGAATCAGAGCAACTACTACACGTTGGTGTACTGGCGTTTGCGTAGGATTCAGGATGCTGGTGACGGTGTGAACACGATGGATGTGCCGTTCCGGTTCATCCCCTGCATGGTTGCTGGCTTGGCGTATTACTTGGCGGGCAAGTTGCCCACGGGCATGGAGCGGCTTCCGTTCCTCAAGACTCAGTATGATGAGGCTTGGGACTTGGCTTCGTCTGAAGACCGAGAGAAGGCGGCGGTGCGATTCGTACCACGGCAGATGTTCATAGGTTGATATGGGTAATAGGTTCACTTCAGGCAAGAACTCGATTGCGGAGTGTGACCGATGTGGGCAACGGTTTAAGTTGACTATCCTCAAGAAGGAAGTCGTACGGACCAAGACGTACAACCTGCTCGTATGCCCAGAGTGCTGGGACCCCGATCACCCACAGTTGCTGCAGGGCATGTATCCGGTAGATGACCCACAGGCTGTTCGCAACCCACGCCCAGACCAGAGTTACTATCAATCAGGTCTTACCTCTGACGGATCGTTGGGCGGGGGTAGCCGAGTGTTTCAATGGGGCTGGAATCCGATTGGTGGAGCCAGCAGTTTCGATACCTTGCTAACACCAAACTACTTGGTAGCACAAGGGATTGTTGGTACAGTCACGGTAGTGACGACATAAGGAGGCCATATGCCTAAGGAAAACGGTAAATCTGATCTGGCCCAAGATAAGGCCATGATTAAGAAAGCATTTGCGCAGCATGATGCGCAAGAGCACAAGGGTGGCAAGGGTACTTCCCTGAAGCTCAAAAAGGGTGGCCCCACCTCCGAAGACCGTATGCGTCTTGGTCGTGGAATGTCTCGCGTTGCTAGTCAAAAGACGGGTTGAATCATGGCTAAGTTCACTCAGAAACAAAGCGGTAAAGAAGTCGGTCAGGCTGCTGTTTATGCCAAGCCACACACGATGGACGGCAAGACTCTTGGGCCTGATGACTACGGCATCAAGCGGGATATGCCTACTCGCAAGGACTGGACGCCTCTTGCTGGTGTTGCTATTGGCAACAACGATACCGTCAAGACTGATGGCATCAAAATTCGTGGTACAGGCTGCGCGACTAAAGGCTTGATGGCTAGGGGTCCGATGGCATGAACTATTCGGAGCTTGTAGCTGCGATCACCTCCTATACGGAGAATCAATTTGCCACGGTGGATATGAACACGTTCATATCACAGGCAGAGCAACGCATTTACAACACGATTCAGTTCCCATCACTCCGTCGCAACGTAACGGGAACGCTAACAGCGAACCAGAAGTACCTCGCTTGTCCCGATGATTTCTTGTCGGTGTACTCGATGGCTATCTTCCCCGCTGCTGGCGGTGCGTATACCTACTTGCTGGACAAGGATGTTAACTTCATCCGTGAAGCCTACCCCAACCCCACTTCGACGGGTCAGCCCAAGTACTATGCACTGTTCGGGCCTAGCACTAACAGCAGTCCCATTGTGGTCTTGAATGAGTTGACCTTCATCCTTGGCCCAACGCCAAATACAGCCTACAACGTAGAACTGCATTACTTCTTCTACCCAGAGTCGATCACCACCGTTGCTAGCGGGCAGACATGGTTGGGGGACAACTTCGATACCGTGCTGTTGTACGGATCACTTGTCGAGGCTTACACCTACATGAAGGGTGAGACTGACATGATGCAGTTGTACGAAGGCAAGTACAAAGAAGCTCTCACGCTCGCTAAACGCCTTGGTGATGGTCTGGAGCGTCAGGATGCTTATCGTTCTGGTCAGTATCGACAACCTGTGACTTGACATGGCACTAGCGCAAACAATGACAACCAGCTTCAAGGCTGAGTTGCCACAGGCAGTACACGATCTTTTGACCGACACGATCAAGATCGCTCTGTATACCGCATCTGCTACGTTGAACGCTGGCACTACGGTGTATACCGTTACCGATGAAGTTGTAGCGGCTGGCTATACAGCCGGGGGCGAGGTCCTTACTGGCGTGACGATCAACACCGCCGACGACATTGCCTACATCAGCTTTGCCAACCCCGCATGGACTGCTGCTCTTACAGCACGTGGTGCGCTGATCTACAACTCGACTGCGGCCAACAAGTCTATAGCGGTGATTGATTTCGGTGCGGATAAGACTTCCTCCACCGTATTTACCGTGCAGATGCCCGCCAATACATCTTCTACCGCAGTTCTCAGGATTGTCTAGGAGATCGTATGCCGATCATTTGGCAAGAGATTGATGTTGAGCAGTACATACCGTGGATCAATAATCTAGGGGCTGAGATTGACTGGCTGAACAATGTCGGGGAAGTCATCCCGTGGCGAGCCGTTACTGCTTGGACAACGATTAACACGAATTCCTTTGTGCCAAGTGGCCCTGTTTAATCTGTGAGGTTTTATGGCCGTCCCCTACGTTTTTCAGTCCGCAACACAACCACTGCCGCTGGCGCAGTTGGATGTCAATTTCAACACCCCCATCACCGTTGGTAGTACAGACGTACAGCTAGGCGACACCATTGACACGCTTGTGGGGATGGTGGAGATTACCTCCGTCGATTTTATTGGTGACCTGACAGGCAACGTAGTTGGCAACGTGACCGGAGACTTGACGGGTAACGCCGACACGGTTACGGACGGAGCTTATCTGTCCACTACAAATGCGTTCACCGGGGACAACTCCTTCGCCACCACCATAACCCTTGCTCAAGGTGCGGAACTTGTGGGTTACGAGCCCACTGTGCTGTTCTTTGGTAAGACAGTGGACGGCACTTCCCCGATTCTGGATGGTGACATAGCGGGTAGCATCACATTTACTGGACTGACTTCAGGCGGTCCCGGCACTGCTGCCCGTATTTTTGCTACGGTAGACGGCACAGTTGGTGTTGGCGCGGTTCCAGCGTCACTGTCTTTCGCCACTACAGACGCTGGCGGTATCCTCAACACGCACCAAATTATCTACCCCAACGGAGTCACAAACTTCATTGGCGGTGTAAGCACTCCTAGCGTTGCGGTAACACAGGTTGCAACGGCGATTACGGTTGATTGCTCCCTCTCCAACGTGTTTGAGACTACGCTTACGGAGAGCATTGTTACCGTTACGTTCACCAACGCCTTTGATGGTCAGACGATCAACTGGTTTATCACTCAAGACGCTACTGGCAGCAGGACGATGGGCTGGGATGGCTCGTTTAAGTTTCCGGGCGGAGCCTCTGGTGGGTTGCTTAGTACTACTGCGGATGCCGTAGACCTTGTGGTTCTTACGTACCGCGACACTACTGGGTTCTGGTACGGCTCGGTGCTGCAAGACTTCTCGTCTAACGCACCTCTCCCACCCCCACCAGAAGCGTACTTGATTGACTACGACCTAGCAATCAGCAACACAGTTGATGTCGAGTTTGTGGGGACTACGGCTACCACTATAAACTGGGGTGACGGAACGGTTGAAACCTTTGCTTCGTCTGGGATCAAATCTCATACATATGTAGCCGTGTCCGGTACAGTTTCAGTTGCAATATACGGCACTTGCGATGAGTTGATTCTTGACGGTGGATTCACCGATGTAACCTCTTGGGATGTTGGGCTTACGCCTATAGTTACCCTAAGTTCCGCCGACTTAGTTAGTGTGCCCGACTTCCTCCCTGCGGACATCACAAGGATTACGTTTGCGGATTGCAGCACTTTTAACTCTGCTGGGGTTCTTACGTGGGATACGAGTGGCATCACCGACATGTCCGGCATGTTTGACGGCTGTACAGCTTTCAATCAGAACATTAGTGTATGGGACATTTCTGCTGTTACTGATATTAGTAATATGTTCGTTCAAGCAGAGGCGTTCAATCAGCCCATAGGTTCTTGGAACACAGCGGCAGTTACGAACATGAATGGGGTGTTCCAAGGCGCAATAGCATTTAATCAAGCTATTGGTGGATGGGACACATCTGCTGTGACGGACATGGGTACCATGTTCAATGGCGCTTCTGCATTCAATCAAAATCTCAGTGGGTGGAACACGGCTTTAGTTACTGACATGAACTATATGTTTTCTCAGTGTTTTGCCTATGACCAACCAATGAGTTTATGGAACACCGCTTCTGTTATTACTATGAGTGGTATGTTTTCTAGCGCAATAGCATTTAACCAAAACATTGGCGCGTGGAATACATCTGCTGTAGTGGACATGGGTAATATGTTCGGTGACGCAGCCTTGTTTAACCAAAACATTAGTGGTTGGGATACGTCTGCTGTTACTAGCATGAACAGTATGTTCCAGAATGCGGAGGCGTTCGATCAGCCTATTGGCGCATGGGATGTGTCTGCCGTAACTAACATGGGGTACATGTTTAACACTGCCCCAGCTTTCAACCAAAGCATTATTGGTTGGGACACATCTCAGGTTACGGACATGTCTTTTATGTTCCAAGGCGCAACGTCTTTCAATCAGGCGCTTGGCATAGGGGGAGGACCGGGATGGGATACATCCGCTGTTACGGATATGAACG